AGTTCTTGGATCACCTATATAGTCATCTAAGTCAAAACTTCCGCTTTCATTTAACTTTCCTGTCTTAAGGTCTATAAAGTCATCTGTACCTCTAGAAATATTAAACCCTACCTCTACATGATGTAAGTCATCTGTATATGTTTTATCTGGTCTAACAATAGATACAAATTTAGATAGTGTACTACCGGTAACTATACTACCTGTATTATCTGTTCTTATTTTAAGTTCTGAACTAGATGTTGTATAGCTTTCAGGGCCGAAGTATTGCGTTTCACTTAAGTTTACTCCTCCAAATGTTTTTATACTTAATATTTCTGGTGTAATACCAAAGCAGTTAATTAAGGCTCTAAGACCTCTTTCTGTACCTTTAGTTTTTATTAAGTAAGGTAAATTATGATATATTCTTTTATGAATCTCTTTTTCATAATCTAGTTTAGCTATAGGCTGTAAATGTTCTAAAGCTGTACTACCACTATTATATGATGCAGAAGTTGCAATAGACATTGTAGTAATAATCTCGCTTCCAGTTTCAGGTGTTTCACCGATAAAAGAAGCAAATATATTATCCATATTCATATTTGAAGAATATAGATTTACACCAAAAGATTCTACTGCTGATCTAACTAAATCTTTAGATACCCCAAATTTTAATCTATTATCAGCATCGTACTTATCTGATACTGCTTTAAAGTATACCCACATATTATCAAAATGCTGTCCAATCATATGAATGAACATAAGGTAAGCTTCATTGTTTTTGTCCTCTCTAATGAAGGTTGGAATAGTATTTGTTAATATATCAAAGTTAGATACATCGTAATTATTAGCTTCAGCAACCTTTCTATTAAACCAAGTTTCTGCTTGTAGAGTATCACTTACAATGTTTAAATGTGGTTTCTTAGTTGTTGATTTAGGCCAAGCATGACTACCGCTTTCAAAGTATAAGAACCTATCGTAGTGGTCAAAATTAGTTACTATACCTTTGATAAGGGTATCATAATGTTCTATACTGCCTGAAGCACCAGCTGCATATGTTGAGCCTGGAGTTTGACTTCTTAGAACTTTTAATTGTTCGTAAGATTCTATTAACTCTAATTTATATTTAAAGTTTCTTAGTCTTTCTTCTGCTGAAGAGAAATTTATAAAATCTGAGAAGTCAGTATGGTCTATAGTAATTTGAGCACTCTTTTCGTTAAAAAGTGAATAGAGTTCGAAGTAAGAGTTTTCTACTGGGTAACTAAATAATTCGTTATAGTTAAGAAACTCAGTTGGATTACTATCCATTTCTGGTAACTCTAGATTAAAGTTAGGTCCCTTTAAATAAGGAACTTTAACTACTTCATCTATTAATGAACTTCTAACTTCAAATAGTTGATCATCTGATACTATTTCGTTTACTGTAAATGTATCCTTAACAGAAATACTACCAGGTAAAGGTTCATAACTCTTTAAGAATATAGCTATACCTTGTGGAAGTTTCTCTACTCCTAAATTTAAACCAAGTACTGATGTATTTTCACCAAATTGTATTTTAAATTCTGAGAAGTAACTAGAGGCTTTTAATTCTGCTATAATTTTATTAGCATACTCTTCTACTTTAGCATCAGGTATATTAGAAGCTAAAGCTCTAAATTCTGTTCTATCAGAGGAGATAGACTCAATAAAGAATTGACCTCCAAATTGACTTTCAGAAAATAAGTTATTAGTAAAGGAATATAGTAATCTAACATCTCCTCCTTGGAAACCATACTTATCTATATCTCTTTCTATATCTATAGTTAATGTACTAGCACCAGCTTCACCTGCAGACTGAGCATTACCAAGTAGAGAGTAGTCTTTGAAATACTCTTCTGTTGTAATTAAATCCCCTTCTAGGTTTGTTATATCTAATCTAACATTTGCTTGTGTGGTATTGAATACATTCTTAATCTCATATGAATTTATGAGTTCAGCATCTGCTACACTAAGTACCTTAGCTTTAGGATTGTCTGCTATCTCTAGCGGTAATATGTCGTATCTGTACTTAGCCATTTATTAAAAATCGATATCAGGTTTATTAGCTTCTATTAACTGTTCTTGGTAAGATAGTATTTGTTCTCTTAATTGACTAATTTCATCTAATAAAGGTTGAATATCTTCTGTGTCTTTTTCAAAATCAACTAACTCAGTACTCTTCATAATAAGGTAATGATGTGATTTTGTTTCTCCGTCAGGGGAGATTTCGTAATATAATCTTTCGTAATCCGCAAAGAACTCTTCAATCGTAGTTGGCTGTATTTCTTCTTTTACTTGTCCATAGGCCTTAAAGGACCTATCCACAACTTTATTGAATGCAGCTTTATCGTAAACCTTTTTCTTTATTTGAATGTCTCTAGCCATTTCTTACTACTTTGAATAAATTATCTTCACTAAATATTACTGTGCTATTATCCAAGGTTGTCTTAACTTTTAATTTATAGTAGCGTTCTGGTGCTAGCATTTCCATATCTATATCGAAGTAGCTACCTTCTCCGTCTGCATTAATATTAGTGAAAGGGCTAAACTCTACTATTGTTTCGTTACTAAAATGATCTACTATAGAATAGTAAGAAGCTGCTGGTAAAGCGTAGTTCGTTTTATAAATAGACCCAGTAGAAAATGTTCTAGTTGGAAAGTTAGGTTTTGCTGATATTCTAAATCTAGCAGATCCTTTATTTACATATTGTCTTTTTTGATTAGATATATAGACTCTTGAATTATCTGTATCTAATTCTGATACACCTGGGTTATAGTAATCGTTAACTTCTTTAAACTCTAAGTAAGGTTTAAATATAGTATTAGTATCGGACCCATAGTACTTAAGAGAAATAGAAGCATCTGTATAATCTTCGTATTGGTCTTCTAATTTAAGTATTAGTCCGTAATTAGTAATTGAACCACTATAATGAGCTTTAACTATTTCTGTTACATCTATAGCTAAATCTAAACTATCATCTCCTACTTTCATTGTAGAGGTAGAGAATGTATTTGTAATATAGCTTCCTCCATCTGCACTCCATGCTGTCCCTATTCCATCCCTGTCTTTCCATGTAACACCGGAGGTATTAGTAGGTACATCATTTATCTTACCTACCCCATTTTGCCATGACTCTGATACGGGATATACCTCTATATTAAAGTTAAAAGGTAGTTCAGAAGCTTCAGCTATAGGTAAATGAAGAGAACAAGATATAAGACCACCTGTCTTACTATCTACTACTTTTCTAATATCTTCTGTATTAAAATCCATTAATATCCTTTTCGATCTTCCTTTATCATCATCACTACTATCAGGATATCCAGCAATCTCTAGTATTTCATCTTTACCGGCGTTACCGTACACACCGGCTACATCTGGTGCTGACCAGATTGTACTGTCTTGGTTTGGGTAAATTCTATGTATGGCCATATTATAATGTTGTTACTCTTCCTTCTATATCAGTGTCTGGGTATTTCAATTCAAAAATACAGGGATCATAAGAAGGGTAAACTATGTTATCTTTAGTAGCCCCTGCTGTATCGTATCCGTATTCAGAATATCTTCCTCCTACCTTATTTGTTATCTTTATATTTTTAACTGTTTGTACCCCTTTGACTTGGTCTAGCAATGTATAGACTGAGGATAGGTTAATTGGTTGGTTAATGTTCCATCTCTTTATATCGAAATGTTCCCTTAGAGCGTTATTACATTGAAGTAATACATCTCTAGATCCGTAATTAGGTAATGTTAGTATTTCAAACTTAACTCCGATATTTACTATAAATGCATCTTTCATATCAATTGCATCAGTAATCATCATGTATTGACCTAAGTAGTTTTTCAAGTTACGTTTCAATGTATCTGTAGCTACAATTAAATGTCCATCTATATTATATGCTAATGTATACATTGATAGAGCTAAAGGATTACGCTCTAATGGTCCAGAGTTAGAGTTAATTACCATTTCATTAGTAACAAATGTCTTAGCGATTGAACCAAATTGAGCGGGTAGTGATAATGCTCTTACTGTATAGTCATTTGTTGTAACTGCTCTTTTTTGTTCTGCAAAAGACCTTAGAGAGTTTTCTCTTAACTCTTCTATTGTATCTCCATCTTTACCTCCTGCAGCTGGTTTATCGTTTGTGAATGCTAATGTACCTACTTTATCGGTATTAGCAGGTGTGCTTCTTAATATGATGCCGTTTGCGTTAATAGTGTTTGCTGGAACGTTTGCTGCTACACCTCCACCAACTAGGTATCTAACTGTCAATGTTGTATTAGAAGGAGCTATACCATATGTCTTAGTAAATAAGAAGTTGGTTGGGTCATATGCTTTATCGAGTTTATCTACTGCATACTTATTTCCGTACTTCTTTATAGTAGTAGGATCAGGTAAAAACTCTTCATCGAATGCTTCGGTAACACCGGCTCCGAATTGTATTTGTAATACTCCTTTAGATGTAAACCTAGTTATAAATCTTTTAGATATTCTCTTTAATTTAAGTAGAGAAGGAACTAGATCATTATCTGAGTTATTATTATTTTCTTCTTTAAATACAGTGTCTTGAGCTAGAAAAGGAACTTCTGTCCATTCTTCTCCATCGCTATCGGTAATAGATAAAACTCTAATTATATTCTCTTCATTTACTTCTATTGTTGTAAATCTTTCTGCTGTAGTAAAGGTTTCTTCGTATGTCTTAATCTCTCCTGAAACAGCATTTACTTTCTTTCTTAGTAGGTAAGATTCAGGTTGACCATCTGTAATCTCATATACTGTAATATTAGTTGGATCATAAGAGCTACTAAACCCGAAATCAATTCCATCTGTTAATAGGAAGGTAGGTGATTCTTGAGTTGATGCTTTAATAGTAGAATCTGCATATACTTGAAATGTTTGATCCCAGTTTGGTGTAAACATACTACCTGTAGCATCAACAATCATAGTAGCTGTTAGCTCTACTTCTGAATTAGATGATACTTTAGGTCTATATCCCATCATATATGCTAATGAGTATAGGTTAGCAGGATTCTTAGCATGCTGTATAAATGTCTCTTGTAATTGAGTATCTTGATAAAATGCTAGTACATCTCCAACATAAGATGCCATTTCAATAAACATCATCCCAGGTGATGCTTCAGAAAAGTCGTTGTACGTATCAGGGAAATAGTTCTTAGCATGCTCTATAAGCTGTTGCTTAAGGTCGCCGAACTCTTTGTTTATGTATTTTATGTCTCTCTGGTCAGCCATTACTGTTCAAAATTTATTATTACTTCGTCCTCTATATTAGTATCCTTAACAGAATACTTGAGGGAGAATTGTACTGTGTGTTCATCTGGTATACCTACGGTGTTTATTTCGTGAGCTAATACCCTAGGGAAATAGTATGCTAAATCTCTTCTTATTTGAGAATCTATCTGTTTAATTTTATCTTTAGTCATTATCTCAAATAACTCTTTCTGTATGCCGTTTCCAAATGTAGGGTTAAAGTATCTTTCTCCTCTATAGGTTAAAAAGTAATTGATTAAATTAGTCTTAATAGCATCCTTTGATTGATAGGTTTGATTAAATACCGCAGCACCAGAGAAAGGGAGTTTAACTCCTACTGCTCTGCTTGGCTGTAAATCTATTGGCGCTATTTTTTTGACTTCAAATGGCATATTATACTCCTGTTCTTTGTTTTGATTTCTGTTCTGCTGCTTTTAAAATAGCAGTAGCTTTAGCAGGATCGAATCCTGGTATATCATTAAAGCTTACTCCTATATCTCCTCCACCCATTGCTAATTCTTGTGCACCTCTAGATGCTAAATTAGGTTTAGATGGTCCGCTTGTTCCTACAAAATTTCTAGCATCTTGTGATGTCATAGAGATTGCAGTGCTGTTTAACATTTCGTCAAGAGAAGATTTCTTACCTGTTGGTACAGACCACTTATTTGGTGCGTCTACATTTACAGGCTCATAAGCACTTGCTTTCTGGAACTGTTGTTTAGGGGTAGAAGCAATTTTTACTGCTTCGGTTAATACCTCTTGTAACTCCTCCTTAATGGCAGCTCTTACTTCTTCACGTATGACTTTGCGTAATTGATCGAGTTTCATATATATAAATAGTTTAGTTATGGAAGTTGATTATCTATTCTGAATTTTATTTCATTTAATAGTACATCTACTGATGAACTAAATGATTTTGGACCTCTCAAAACAATAACATCTTGGTAGTCTTTTGCTACTGCAAAGTGTCTAGGTGCTATTAATGGTGAGTCGGGATCTTTAATTATCTCTAACTTATATACATCCCCGTTTGGTCCAGTATAGAAGAAATTTGCATCTTTCGATGTCTCTGCAGGTCCAGGTACTGTTAAGGTGTTTAATAAGCCCCTCAATGTATCCTTTACTGAAGAAGGTAAGTTACTATTCTCTAGTCCTTGTAATCCACCATTAAGAGCGTTAAGAGCATCTAGCTCTATTTGTCTTGGAGTTTTCCAAGGTCCTGTAGGCGGTGGTCCAGATGTTGTAACTGAACTATCTTTTGTCCAAATACCTCCAGCAGCATTACATTCTTGTTCTGAAGTATATTTAGGTCCAAGTGAGCAAGTACCGTTATCGTCAGAAGCACCTGTTGATGTATGATCAGATGTAGAAACGTAAATTTCCTTTCCTAACTTTACTTTATCATCATCGAAGTAGTCTACTCCTTCTTGCCATTTACCTCTAAATCTACTATCACTTAAGTCTGCTTTACCAGAAGTAAATAATCTATCTTTATCAGTTAACTTGTCTTTATCTATTTTTTTATCATTAACCGGTCTTCCGGTAATTTCATCTTTTATATCGCCTTTAGTAAGTTCTTTATCTTTTTGATTAGGGTTAGGTAATCCATCTGATGATGTTCCGTTAAGGTCCTTACTAGAGTTTTGATTTAATAGTTTAGGTCCTAGAGTAGAAAATATCATTACAGGTTCTTCTCCTTCTACATTCTCTTCTATTAACCCAGCAGCTTCTAATTCTGCTATACCTATATTACCTTTTTCTAATTCCTGTTTTAATGCTAATTCTACTTCACAAGCTTTAAGTGCATTATCTGCTCTACTTAAGTTTCCTTTCATAACAGCAGTTCCACCTACTGGTACTTGCATTACAGCATCTATACATAAAATAATTTCTTCTATTTGGTATATTAACTCTTTAACTAAGTGCATAGTATCTGCATACTTAGTTGTAATATTAATAGGTAGACCTAAAATTAAACCACCGGCAGGTCCTGGAGGAATACCAATACCTTGAGGTATAGGAAGTGTAAGTATAATCTTTAATGCTGCTTTTAGTCCACTAACAGGTGCTTTTAGTTTACCAGGAAGGGAGGCGAATTTACTAAGCTTACCGTCCATTGCTTTTACAGCTTTATCAATTTGATTCTTTTGATTCCGCATCCTGGTTAATTCAGCAGGAGTAGGGCAGCCTTTTCTATTTAGTTTATTTGTAATAGTTAAACCTTGCTTTACTATCTTAGCAGATACATTTCCTTGTATCTTTCCAACAATCGTGGCGATAGCTCCTGGTAGACCGGTAGGTGGTATATTAACGTATGGCATTATTCAGTAAATACTTTCTTAGAAAGTAAAGGTTTTAATAGGTTTCTTAATTGCGGTACTACAGGTTTAATAGCATTAGCTGTTGACTTCATTGTAGCGATTGCTGGTGGTGGAGCAGAAGGCATAGAAGCCATTGCTTTTATTAGTATTTCAAATTGTGATAAGAAATCATCTAACCAATCAATCGATGTTTGACCGAGTAGTACAGGTTCTCTTTCTCCAAAAGCTTGTGTACCTAAATATACTTTAGTAGCGTCTAATGCTACAAATTCTTCTCCATCTATCCCTACTCTCTTAGAATTAATTCCAATGTCTTCTGTTGCAGATAAGAATATACCTTCTTCTTTAGCATTAAAGAATAAACGTCCAGAGTTAATTATAACTTGACTTCCTTTATATACATCAGCTTCTTCAGGAGCACTCTCAAATGCTTTTCTTTTCTTATTAGCTTGCTTTAATTTAAACTTATGATCTGATCCCATATATAGGGAAGCTGGATCTTTGTCTATATCTTCTACGACTAAATCTGTTCCAGAGCCTGGTGAGTCTTGACCGTTAGATATAATGGTATAAGGCATACCGTTATTTGAACCATCTGTGAATATATTAGTATCGTATTTAGTTCCTCCGAATCTTATAGAGTTACCATGTCGACCTTCTATAAGTAAATCACCAGGAAATGTTTGTAGAGGGGCTACCTTATCGTTCTCTTCAAATTGTTCACCTAAGTCTACGTTATCTGCAGCATTAGGGTCTGCAATGACATCTGGGTAAGCATTATGCCCAGGGTGGTTCCACATAGGAATAATTGCTGTCCAGTAATACTTCTTAATACTCGAATCTGCTTCTCTTCCTGTTTCAGAAGGTAAAGCTTCACATCTTACTATTTCGTTAATTAGAGGAACCTTTCTAATTGAAGGATCCATACTATAAGCAAATTTCAATTCAAGGTTATCATCGGTATTCATTCCTCCTGCTAGAGGACGAATTATAACTCCGTTGACAGCATTAGATTGTTCGTATTGGTTATAAGCTTCTGAGTTACCATCTGCTACGACTTCAACAACTCTACCGAAGATTACGTCAACAGCAGAACTAGTCCTTGTTGAAGAACCTCCACTCTTTACTTGCATTCCATAGTTATACGGCATCGTCTTCTTCTTGGTCTTTTACTGCTTCTACTTCTTTTTCGATCTGATCTTGTTCTTCTAGTAGATCTTGAAGGTCGGAGAAATCAAATTGATCGTCACCCTTAGCTTGCGCTGTTTCTATACGTTGTATGATTGTCGCTAACTTAATCAAAGCGTCATCATTCTTTACTCCTATCTCCATGTATTCTTTAATCATAGGAACGATAAGAGTAGCATCTCCAATGTTCTCAATAAGAGGTTTTAACTCACCGATTAGACCTTTTACTTGTCCTTTTGTCTCTTTAGAGTTATCGTATATCTCACCAAAAAGATCAGATAATGTTTTTCCTTTGAAAATTTCTTTATCTAAACTCATAATATCTTTTATTATAAATAGAGTTACAATGGAATAGTTGAAACTAACCCTGCTTCATATAATTTAAGGTACTTCTCTTTGAAGTCTTCTTTGAGTATGTTTATAACTCTAGTTAAGTAAGGAGTATCACAATCAGTCATTTCTCTGATGTATATGTATAATGCTTTCTTTTTGAAGATCTCTAAGTCGTTTCTGGTTTTAAATATAGTAAGGACAGCATCTGCTATCTTCATCTCACTTTCTTTAGTAAACGTTTCTTCTAGATTCTCATAACACTGATCGATCCAAGAATCCATAAATTGGGATAGAGTAATGGCATGGTCTGAATCTAATGAGGCTTGACTACCTTCGTATGATTCTTCCATATCATTAAAGCTTCCGATTTGTTTAAGCTTCTTATAGTTCTTATTGTTGTAGTTAATTAACCATCTCTTAACAATTGTACCGAAGTATGAATATGCTTTAGCACCATTAGTAGGGTCAAACTTACTTATCTTCTCTTCAGTTAAAATAGAAACAATCTCATGTTTGAGATCTTCTATCTGCTCTACGTCAGTGTAGTAAAATTTAAATGTGTGGATAATATTCTCTGCTAGCTTATAAAAGGGCAGATAAATGTGATCTGTAAATATTTTATTTTTATACTCAATATCGCTTGAGTTATTATACTTCACTATGTACTCTTCAGTCTCTTTAGTAAAATAATTAGCTTTAGCTTTCTTTCTTGCCATAATTTTCAGGGAGCATATATGTGTTCAGCTCTTGTTGTACTTTTTTCATATTATTAAAAAAATAACCAACCTCGTCGTCGCCTTGAAAAACCCCCTTTTCATCTAGCTCTTTTAGGTACTTTTGTGAATCTCTTACAGTATTAGAGATTCTTTGTAGATAACCCACTTGATCTGCAGTGACATCTTCGTATTTTTCTACCTTTCTAAGTAGATTATAGTTAATATAAGCTAAAAAGATTAGTAAACCAACTAAAACTGAAATTATTATGTAAAATGTTGTAGGATTAATACTCATATTATAGATTTTTTAACATATTAGACAGACCTTTCGAAGAATTTACTTTTCTTCCTGTAGACGAAGCTGTTTTTTGTACTTTCTTAATAGAAGTACCTCCTTTTGCTTTCCACATATCGTATTCAACTTTAGAAGCTAAAAAGTCGGCAGTATGTAAAATAGAGATCAAAGATGTCTTTTGTCTAGAAGATTCTACATTACTGAAGAAATAAGCTTTATTTGCATCATCAAACACTCCATCATGGCATCTTATGCCTAAAAACTCCTTTTGGTCTACTTTTATACCAAATTTCTGTAAAATAAACAAAGATCTATCTGGAATTAACATAAATTGAAGATCTGGGTTGTAAGTATACATTTCTGATAGCTTATCTTGTCTCCATTTATCTGTCTGAGGTATATAATTAGGTGCATCTCCATCTCCCATTTTACCAAGATCGTGGAATAGAGCGGCGAATACTAACTGCTCATCAGTAAAATCAATTAATCCACCCATAGATTCGTATAGATCCTTCTGTTTAATAGCAAATTGAACAACTCTATTAACATGATCAACATAACCACCAGCAAAAGCATTATGATACCATGTCTTTCCACTAGCAGGAGCCATAACATAAGTATCCTCCATATGTTTAAGCATCTCTTTTACTTGATCTTTTCTATCTGTTATGTAGTGATCAATAATTTTGTGATGTTTAACGTAATTGTTTTGAATTTGTTCTGCATTTAACATAGATAACCTTTTTAAATTATTATTATTATTANTATTATTATTAT